GTCGTGACTTCCTCGTCCAGATTGGCCGCGCTGCTGCTGCTTACCGTTCACGTCACCGTCTAGAGACTGATGCACCACTTCGTGCAATCATTCCTGGTTGGGTTCTTGACGCGATGCAAGCAGACCTTACCCTCAATATGCCTGGTGACAGCACTCTTGCTGTTGCTCAGTCAGAAATCAATGGCTACGTTAAGGCTCGCGGAGTTAACCTAACTACCGCTCTTGACGCAACAGTCTTTGGTGCACAGGGCGCTTCTGCTCTTCTAGAGTTCGCAGATTCATTCACATGGTACCTATTCGCAGAAGGTTCATTCTTGTTCCTTGATGGCGGTACTCTTGACCTCGGAATCATCCGCGATTCATCTCTAGTCGGTACAAACGACTACAAGATGTTCGTTGAAACATTCGAGAACGTAGCATTTGTTGGTGTCGAGTCTCTCGCCATCACATCAACCATCTCTGTTAACGGTGTGGCTGCTGCCCTCCGCGACACAACAGGTGGCGCAACTGCTGCTGCTGTTGAGTACTAAACCGTACCCAATAGGTAAAAATTAGTTCACTAGGTAACGCTCAAGAGTCAAAGGAGTAGGAATATGGCATTTGATGGAGTCTTTGAGGCCCCTAAATTAGTCCCTGCCCCTTGCGGACTCTTGAGCGTTGCCAATGTGACTGAACATGGTGCTCGTGCAAATGACGAGACCTGGGTTCGTGGTTTTGCTCATAAGTTCCATTCTTATGCAACAACACGTTTGTTGACAGAAAATGATGACACTGTTTCTGGTGGAACTTTATTTGATGCATCTGGCGACCCAATTTACGAAAACTATTCACCATTTTTTATTGAATCAGAAGTTTCCCGTAGTGCTCTTGGTGTCCTTGGGGAAGACCGCTTTGACGAAGCACTAAAGAAGTTAGAGGCTGCAACTCAAAAGGCCGTAGAGCGCGAGTTGTGGGCTGGAAGCGCTGCATTAGCAGCATCTAACTCAAATAACTTTTTAACTAAAACAGGGGCATCTACTATTCCAGTTTCAGGTGCACATTCAGCATCAGATGCTTTGTTCCACTTGGAGCAAGCCATCGCTGAATCACCAACTGGTACATCTGGAGTCATTCACATGACAAGAGATGTTGCTTCAATTCTTGGAGCAAAACTTGTCTACATTCCAGGAACAGAATCAAAGCCTGGAAGAGTTATGACTCGTCTTGGAACTGATGTAGTAATCGGTTCTGGATATACAGGAGCAGGTCCAGTAGGTAACGCTAATGCAGCAGCATCGCTTACAAATCGCTGGATGTTTGCCACAGGAGCATTAGAGGTTCACCTAAGTAAGTCAGAGATTGTAAATGAAAATCTCGCTCAGGGTATAAATGCTAGAATTAACGACATGATTATCAAGGGAGTCCGTGCTGCTGCGGTCTACTTTGACCCATCTATCCATTTTGCAATGCGGGTAGCAGTACCTGCATTAGCATAAGTAAGAAACTAACTAAGGAGATACAGAATGGCCACTCAGGACTACGCGGCTTCCGTCCAAGGTGTGGCGATTCGAGTCACACGACTCGACGCCTCGGGTAACCTGCTCACTAACGATGGTGACAGTTACACAACCTCGGCGTTCCTTCGCGCTTCATTCACCCCAGAATACGAAGAGGGTGACGAAATTGTTGAGAAGTCAGCCGATGGAACAATTTGCGTTTCATACAAGGCACCAGACACACTCAAGCGCATCACTATGGAACTCGCAATTTGCGAACCAGACCCAGAATTAACATCACTTCTTTCAGGTGGCTTGCTACTTCGTAAGAACTTCGGAACACTTAACGCACCTGATAATCAGTCAGTTGGTTGGGCCGCACCAGCAATTGGCGACAATCCAGCAGGAAACGGTGTTGCACTAGAAGTTTGGTCATTTGCAGTAAAAGATGGAAAGCGTGCAACAACAAATCCATACTTCTACTGGGTATTTCCATACGTCAAGTTGCGCCAGTCAGGTGACCGCGTAATTGAAAACGGAATGCTTGCAAACACATTTGAAGGTTACGGCCTTGGAAACCAGTTCTTCGGAACAGGTCCAGATGGTCGTTGGGAGTATCCAGTTGCAGCAGAGCGTCCATACTCATACGCTCGCGCTTCATGGGCTCCAACAGGTCTCAAGGGCTTCTACGACTGGTTTGACGCTAAGTCAGTATCAGTTAGCAACAAGTCTTTGACTTCTAACGTAGCAACTCTTACCACTTCAGCCGCACACGGCTTCCAGATTGGTCAGACAGTTGTTGTTGCTGGCGTAGATAGCACATTCAATGGTACTTATCTAATTACCAACAAGACCAACAACACATTCACATATGCTAAGACAGCAACAGATGTTGCTTCTACAGCAGTATCACCAGTTGGAACAGCAGTTCGCCAGCGTGGTTATACACCTGTAAGCAACTTTGCTTATCAGTCATCTACAACAGCGTATAACGTTCCTGGTGGAATTACTTACAACGCTGACTCTCCTGTTGACTTCATTATCGCTTCATCACAGGACCCTGTAGCCTAATAGTAAAAAGGAGGGCGGACGACATTCCAGTCGTGTATTTTTACACAAGGAAGTCGTCCGCTCTTTTTAATTAAAGTAGGAGAACCATGAGCCATCTTTGGACTAACGCGGAAGACCTAGGGTCTTACGCTAACTCTGAGTACGCCTATGACGCTGTAAAGACAGCCTCTTATCTCCTATGGGCAATGTCAGGACGCAAGTACTCTGGAACAACTACAGTTACAGAGCGTTATATATCGTCTTTTTCTCCTTACCTGAGAGTGGGGGCCTCAAGCCTTAACTTCTCTCCGGTACTTGTACAGGGGCAGGTTCAGAACGTTCAGGTGAACGTTTTTGGTAGATACAACGATAGCGATTTTGCAGGAGATGGTTCATCTGCTGCAACTCGTGTGCGTTTGCGTGGGCGCAAAGTAATTAAAATCCACACAGTCAGAGACATTAAGGGAAATGTCGTAGACCCTAAAGAATATTATTTAGTTGAGCATTCAACAATGCTTGCAATTCCTGGAGCAAGTTGGACTCCATCTAACGTGGAAGTTACATATACCTATGGAACAGAGCCACCTACAGCAGGTAAAAATGCTGCTCGTATGCTTGCAATTGAACTTGTTAAGTTGTACGAAGGTGACGATACCTGCGCTCTTCCACAGCGTGTAACTTCAGTATCTCGTCAAGGAGTTTCTTACACAATCCTTGACCAACAAGATTTTATTGACCAAGGCAAGACTGGTCTATATGCAGTTGACCTATTTCTAAAGACTACTAACCCAGACAACGCTCGTGCTCGTTCACGAGTATTTTCTCCTGACCAGCCTCGTGCTCGTCGTATGACACCTAAGCCATACCTATTTACTGAAACAGCCTTTGACCTTAAGGTTCTTCCTACTGGTGGAGATACCGAAATTTTCCTTGATGAAGTAAGCGGAGATTTCTTACTTGACGATAATGCATGGCAGGTATCTTTGACTGTTTCAGATTACACAAACTCTAAAACAGTAAGCATTCCTAACGGGGCAACTCTTAATCGTGCTACTGGAAAGATTGCCTTATCTGTAAATTACAGCGATATTCTTGCTATTCTTGGACCTCGTGAGCCAGGAAGTTTTGATATTTATTGCACTCGACCAAGTCTAGGCAACCCTGCCGTTGACGAAGTTATCAACCTTCTTACAGCAAACATCTCTATTCAACTCGGAACACGAACAGAGACCATCTATACTTTCTAAGTATAAAAGTTTAAGAAGGAGAGACATATGAGTGGATTACCAGACCTTTCGCAGGTAGATGACGATGCCAAGCATCTTGCTGACTTTTTAGAAGCCGTACTTAATAAAGTTGTTTCGACTTATGCTTCATACAATATGCCACTTCCAGCACGACGCTACTGGACTTTAGGCGAACCAGTTATTGATTGCGAACAACTTGTAGTATCTTTTCTTCAGATGTATGTTGGTTCTCCAGGTGATGAAGCAACAACTCCTCGCAGATGCGCTGACCCACGAAGTGCAACAATAAATATTTCTGTATCTCGTCAAATCCCAACAGTAGGACAAAATGGTCGCCCACCATCAGCAGAAACAATTGAGGCTGGCTCTCGTCTGTCTGCTTACGATGCCTGGGTGATGATGGAAGGTGCTGCAAAGTTTGACGCATGGGAAGAAACAGGTTTTGGTCTTGGCGTTATCGCTACAGTAGAGGTAAGAACCGCTGAGGGCGGTTTTCAGACTACAGTATTAACTATGACTGCTGGTGTTCCATAATGGCAACAACTGTTGTTCTTAGAAAAGCAGAATATGAATTTTTCTTTAATGAACCTGCTGGAAAAGTTGGGAGACATCTTGCTCTTAGAGGTGGACTAATTGTTCGTGCCGCTAAAGCGCAAGTAGGTGTAAGAACGGGTGCTTTAAGAGCATCAATTCATATGCGCCACTCTAGAGATACTAGAG